GATAGCTGTCCCGTCAGCACAAGTATATCGTATTGGGTCGCCCTTGTTACCAAGAAGTTCGACAATTATTGCTTCATCTGCCATAAAAACATCACCTTGGAGTTGTTTCTAGGACAACTCCTATATTAATGTTTTTATTTCTTCGTCGGGTCAGGCTCGTCAAACATGGTTTCGTAGCCTGTGCCCTCTAGCATAGCCCGCGCATTGTCCTTGTCAGTTTCTTCTTTCGTCTTTTTCTGTGAGCCTGCTTTGGCTTGACCGCCCATTGTTTGCTCAACTTTCATGAGGCGTTGTTCCTCGAGCAAGCCTGATAAGGTCTTGTTAGCTTCCTCTAACCTTTCCGCTGCTTTGTTTGCTTTGTCAATCAAAGCACTAGCAGTTTTGCTTTCAAGAGCTTCGCCCTCCTCTGTTGGCTGTTCTTCCGGTTCTTCCGCTTTCTTATCTTCTGTCATTTTCATTAATTCCTCTTTTTGAAGCAGTCAAGGCAATAGACAGGTCTGCTCATATCAGGTTTGAAAGGCACTAGGGTGTCTGCACCGCAGTCAGAGCAGACCGCTGCATATTGTTTTGCTATTGTCTGCTGGTTGTCTTTTGTTTCTTGTTCCAAGGCTACATCTTTCTGCTGAGGCACGGCCTTTTTTCCGTGCATCCGTCTGTGTAGCTCGTCAATTAAATCTATATTGCTTATTTTTTCCATTTCTCCTCCTACTTACAACAAGCCGAATTTTAGATTACTGGGCGTGGAATCTTCCCTGTATTTAGCAAGGGCTTTGTAGTATTCAGTCCAGTAATCGTCATCTGCTGTGTCTTTCTGTCTTTGGTTGGTCTCCTTATTGTTAAGAATGTCGTCCCAGTAAGCTTCATCTGCCGCTCGCTCTGCGAGCTTGGCTGCTTGCTTCTGTTCCTCAATATTATCATAATATGCCTTATCGTCAATTCTTTCTACGATTTTTCGTTCTTCTTTTTCAATACGAATCCTTGTATACATATCTTCGGTTGATTCTCCATTCTCTTCCTGATATTGTAAATCTTCTATTAATCTGTCTTGAAATTGTGCTGCTTTAATCGCCCCTTTTATTTTCATTGGGATTCCAACCGCAGGGCTTATAGGAGACCATAAAGCCACTTTTTCCCACCATGATAAATCAAGCAATTCATTTCTAGCGTCTTTTGCTTCATGCACCATTGACCAGTCACCAGTTTGGATTGCGTTGGGTATTAAATATTGTCCCATTGTTATATCTAGAGGCTCTTTGGCTTCTGCCTGTCCCCATTTGCCAAGAAATACTGCCCCAGCCCAACCACCACAAGCCGCCATGGCTTTATCACTAAATTTCTTTGATAATATCTTTCCAGTTGTTCTAACTGTTTTTGTATTGATTGGGACTTCTACAACCTGAGCTGTTTTTATATATGCTTCCTCTGCCCCCTTAGCTACATTGTATCTGATACCTTTCCCAATAACATTTAAAGTTTCAATTCCACCCCCACTTAAAACTTTAGCTGCAAGGGCTGTGCTGACTTTTCTCAATGCTGAAAATGCTCTGTTAAATCCTGCTTCTCCAACAATGCCAGCCAAAGCACCAGTCTTTGTAGCCATTGATTCTGTCTCAAAATCTCTGCCTGCAGGGTCAAACTTACCCAGGACACCGCCTTTAAATTCGCTTGCTATCTGTTGCAATTTATTTTTGGGTCTTTTGGTTTCTGACACAATACCAGTCCCACCTGTGAATTGTGAAACTGCTGTCTTTTTGCTTGCAGAGATAGCTTTGAGTTTTGCCTGTTGTTTATAATCGTCCCGTTCTGATGTTCCAGTAGATAAGGACTGGCTTTGTTTATTTTTGCTCGAGGTGTAGCTGGGAGTGGAACTACCGCCAGAGGAATATTTCTTTTTCCTTGCAGTATTTGCAGGTTTTGAATATCTGCCTTTCTTTTCATAGCTGCTTATTTTTCTTGCCATTTTATTTTCTTATCATTGTTGCGGCTAAATTGTTGATAGCCTTTGTGTTTGCTCTGATTATTGTGTTTCCTTGCCAAAATATCAAGAGAAACGCCACAATAGGAAAGCCGACTGCATTGATTGAATGTATTATTTGGTCCATTATTCTTTCCCCTCCAATTCCGCTGTAGTGTCAGACTCTTGGGAAGCCTGCATATCAGGTTGTTTCTGTTCGTCACTTATCAGCTCGTTCTGTAAACTAGCTGGGAAGTTTAAATTAATCTCAATATTGAGCTGTCCTAATACCTGTTCCTCAATGTATAACTGCTCGCCTTTAACAGACTGCTCATAAGATAAATACACGATTTTTCCAGAGGCGTCTGTGAACTCTTTGGCGTTACCTACTATTATCTGAGGAACATTCACAGCCTGAAAAAAGTAGTCGTTAAGTTGGTTTATCCAATTAACAGGGTTTAAACTGGCGTTGGCTGCTGTTGTGACCAATTCGGGAACAACTGCACCTTTAGGAATATACATACATTCACCGTTGGCTCGGCCAGCGTCCATTTTTGTTTTGAAAGCTGCAATCTGTGCCGTGTCATCGGTGTCAAGGTGAAATATCCAGAGTGGGTCAATGTTCCTGTGCAAAACCCGTTTCCAGTCGCTCATAGCTTCATTCCTTGCAAGTATGAGCCATTTTAAAGAATCAATTATCCGTGTCCCGTGGATTTCATCAGCTATCCTTTCATGGCTTAAATGAAATATCTCATCAGGCTTGAACCGTTTGTTCGGCTGCTTGGTCTTAGATACTTGCTCGTAGCGTTTGATTCTTCCCTGCTCATTTTGGACTATCACCATGCTTTCGGGGTCGAGAGGTTTCAGGTTGGCAAGAACGCCCTCCTTGTCTCTGATGACCTCAGCGAAAGAATCTTTGCTGATTGTTTTGACCTTAATCATGTTTTTCAGGATTGAGTTAAAAGAATCTTTGCCGTTGCCTTTGATTGATAATAATAATAATTCTGTGCTTTCGTCGCTTGTGAAACCAGCACCGACAGTCCATGTAGCTTTTGTGTCGATTGCAATCTTGAACTCAGGGATTGTTTTATAATATCCGTAGTCCTGAGACCAGTCTGTATTTTGATAAGTCGTTTCTTTAGTTGAGCCTGCACCGTCTGTGCTTTGTGCGGCTACTGAAAAGTCAGTAATAGCATTTGTAAGGTCGCTGGCGATTGCAGAGCTTATGTTTGTGTCTGGCATAGTTTTTCCTCGATTTTTTGTAAATGTTTATCAATGGAAATTAAGACGGCAAGGGTTAAATTCTGTTTGGATAGTTTTGGGTTCTCTTTTTCACCCAGATAATCCTTGACAGCCTGAATATTGTGTGTATGATTGGAACTGATAGAGGTTGGCATTATTGACCGACCTTTGAAAGTTTTAAATTGAATATGCTTACTGTTCCAGTAGCAGCACCACAAACAATTCGCCACCTTAAAAATCTGAAATCATGTTTTTCGGATATACGGGCTGTTACGCAGGAATTCTGCACACCTGTAATTGCATCAATATCAGTCCATGTTGTGCCGTCATCACTTATCTGTAATGTGCAGACTGCACTTGTTGCGGTGTTGCCTTCACAAAAATTATAATAGCAAGTTATCAAAATATTACGGTATTTTCTGAACATATCAAAAGTAAAATAAGAAGTCCCAGTATCGACTTGTCTGAAAGAGCAGAAAGTCGCGGGGTCATAATCCCACATCTCAGAAAAACTTCCTGACCTGACTGTGCCTGTTATCTCAGAATTTTCAGCCATATTGCTAGATGGATTAACAGACATGAAGCCGTCGTCATCTATAGACGGCGTTGCAGCTGGAAATATATTGCCTACACCCATTTTTTGATTAAAAAGACCTGATGATAGTCAGGGACTTCTCCCTCCCTTTTTTGACCGAAAGGTTTTGCGTAGCCAAGATGTAATTCTTCTTGTCCAACATCGAGACCTTGATGTAATATTAACCCTAATAGACGACCGTATTTGCCGACCCTTTGGTTTGGGTCTATTTGGATTAAGACCCGTTTTCCTAGTATTTTGTTTTGTAACCATTCTTTTGCTATCTCCCCGCCGTTATTCATTTCAGGCGAATCAATGTTTAATAATCTTATAGGGAACTGGAAATCCCTGGATTCTGTTGTGACCGTGATTGTGTCGCCGTCATGGACTTTGACGACATCAGCGAAAAAGTCTTCGGTGATTTGTTTGTGTGGTGAGCTGAATCCGAAGTCTGCTATCTGAGCATTTGTTAGCTCGGGATAGTTTTTGTAATCATGCTCGAACATCATGCTTCAATCATAAATTGTTGGACTTTCTTGTCTCGTAATATTGACATATTTCTTAATGCCGTGTCCCTCAATACATTTATCATGTCCTCAGCTTCAATCCTGCTAGTGAAGCCGGACATGTCCCAGGCGATGCCCTCAATAGCTGCAAGGCATGCACCAGTATCAATTAAAATTCCTCTGACAGATGTATTCAAGGTTGTTGCAGCGTCTTTTGTACTCCAGTCATATCTAGTCATGCAATTCACAATGGCTTCGCAATCAAGAATAATCTTATCGAACCAGCCAGCAGCTTTGACAGTTGCACTTGCATTTGTGCCTACTCTAAGCAAAATATCAACATCTTGTGCAAATTGTCCTGCGTTTGCCATATTAACCTTTTTTAATCTTAAAGTTTATAATACTTCCCAACTATGCGATGATGATGTAGGGTGATTTAAACTAAGAGTTTAAAAGACATACAGATTCAAGCCTTTCTCTCTTAAACACCATGCAGCACGGACAAGGGCTTCGGTCAGGTGTGAATAACTGCCTGTAATCTTGAGCCGTTTGTCAGCGGTGTATTCATATGTTATGCTTTTGAGACTTCTTAACAAGGAAAGGTCGCTGATTAGCTGGATTTTCTTTGTCTCCATTAACATCAACAGATTTGAGTATAAATCTTCTTTCAATATCTTTACTCGTTTCTCCTCGCCTTTGATTATTATCCCCTTGCTGGAGTTGTCTAATCCGACAACTCGCCTAGTGCCTAACTTATCCTGTAACTGGTCAAGGACAGGGCCGCCCAAGCCGCCCGAGTCCGTAAATATCCGTCTAAACTTCCACAACTCGTCAATTACTCCTGTTTCCCCCACAGTATGCGTAGAGCTTACCCGTTCCCGAGTGATACACTTTACTGCTTTCAGATTGTTTTTGTTTTCTTCTACAATGACAAAGGCGACCTCGTCGCCGCCATACCTTGCAAGGTCAAGACCGAGATAGTAATGAGAGCCTGGGAGACCGTCATCTGCCTTGTTCCAATCAATAAAGGTCATGCTTTCCTTAATTAATTTAGTAGGGAACAACTGAGAGTAATCATCAATAAATTCTCCTAGATATTCCTGAGCGTACTCAGTCTTAGACATTCGCAATTTCTCTTTCCTTAAAAAAGACATTGGAATTCTGTTGCAATCCTCGCTTGAAACATGGAATGACTTGAAGTCATCATCATAAAAAGAATTGTAGTAATACCCCCCTTTTCCGAATGGCGTAGATATTAAAATAGTGAAACCGAAACCCCTCAATTTCCTAGATACTGCAAGCATAGGTGTAACAGCTGTCCAGACTGTCTCAGGGATGAAAGCGGCTTCGTCAGCTATCAACCAATCTAAAGTAAATCCTCGTATGAAATAACCTGAACGACCAGCAGGAAGGCTGTATATGCGTGAGCCGTTGCTTAGCATAATTCGGGTTAATGTTGGCTTTTCCTGGTAAATTCCTGGTATAAGGTCACATTTTGCCCTCACTTTCTCAAATAAGAGTGAGCTCTGCCGCTGGGAAGCAGCAATTATCATGGTGACAGTTCCAGGGTAGCCCATAGCAAGCCTCACGGCTTTCTCTGAGATAACCTCGCTTTTCCCTACCTGACGACCTGACCGTATGGAGATATTTCCCATATGGTCAAGGACTTCACGCTGCCATTTGTCCCATTTAAACTGGTTTATCGGTCTCTTGGTCGATTCTGACATCGTCTGGGGTCTCCTCAGGCATTTGAGCGATTGCTTGCTCGTACCCGATAATAGCTGATTCTACAACTTCAAGGCTCAGCAACTGGCTCACCCGTTGGCTCTGCAAATCTTTTAATGTCAGCTCGTAGTCTGACCTAGTCAATATTTCTGCTCTTGGTTTCATGTTCGCCTCCGTTTAGTTATCTCTTAAAAATACATATTCTCCCTCTATGATAGTATCAAAGTCTGTATTAAAAAAAAGATTCATTTTCCTTGTAATCCCTATTAAGCTAATGTGTGTTATTGTGTTTTCAAATCTTATTTCCATTTCAAATCAACTCCGTTTTTTTTGGTCTTAATGAAAGTATATCTTCTCTGGCTTCCTTTAAATCATATTCCCCAGTTAGTATATCTTTCAATCTTGATGTAGCATGATTCATATAAATGCCTTCACACCAACTATCCACTTCATCTTCTGTTATTGTTTTGTTTGTAATTTCTAATCAACTCCGTTTTTTTTATATAAAAATTTATGGACGCCTGGACATAAACTCAACCCAACATCAACCAGATTAGCTATAAACGACCTCTCCTTGATATGCTTCCAAGCCCGTAGGGCTTGCATTTGCAAGCCCTATCACACCCCGCCGCGGGCGGCGGGGTGTGTGTCTATTACCATTCCATTTGGAATGGTCAATTAAGCAGTCAGGGTGACTGCTTGTGTCTATTACCATTCCATTTGGAATGGTCAATTAAGCAGTCAGGGTGACTGCTTGTGTCTATTACCATTCCATTTGGAATGGTCAATTAAGCAGTCAGGGTGACTGCTTGTGTCAATAGCAATCATTAGGGAACAAGGTTATTTATGAGGTTGCCAGCATTTGCTGGTGAGTGTGGTAAGAGGCGTAGCCCCACACTTCCTCTTAAATGTTCTTGTTCTCTGATGACGACTAGACTATTTTGCAAATGGTCGCCGGAGCCCTGTCCCATCATGTAATGAGGGCAAGCATCGTGCATGCTTGAAGGGTTGCACATCATGGGCGGGAAGCATATCAAGGAGAGGTCGGAGAGGTCAGTGAGAGCGAAGGGAGGGCTATATTTAATCTCTATCATCTCCAGTTAAGTCTTTATCAGTTATTTGCAGTCTCTTTCCAGCATAAGTTTTTATCCAACCCAATGTTATCAAGGCATTTCTGTTGTTTCTATAAGTCAGAGGGTCAGTTCCGCACTCATACATGATTGCACGCTTAAGCTCTGTCCAAGTAGGTCTATAATTGTTGGGGTTATTTCTTCTTAGTCGCCACATGACGCGCCCTAGTTTATCAATGCTCACTTTTCAACACCCCATTAGTTCCATCATATCATTCACCTCTATATGTTGTAAATAAACAAATGATTCCACCACCATCACTAGATTTTTTACATTTATTAGTATGCTTCATCATTTCAAAATATCCTATTCCCCCATAAGTAATTAGTCCACAATTATTACATTTATGATATTCTTCCATATTATTCACTCTCTTAACCCCCCGTCAAGGTCCAATCCGCAGAATGGACAGTATCTTTCAGCAAGGAAGTAGAGCTGACCGCAAAACTTGCAGTATGTAAACTGTCTATTCATTCTCACTCTTTCACCTAACTTGCAATATGTAAACTGTCTATTCATTCTACCTCTGTTATCTCAACACCATCTGAAATACAACAAGAACCATCTACCATACGATGTGCATAAACATCAGCATTCTCTACAATTTTCATTCTTGCATCTTCTTTATTATCTGATTCTGTTACAACTTTTATACAATTACTAATCTCAAACATAAACTTTACCATCACTCTTTCACCTCTAAGTTGTCAATGAGTTTATACAGCATATGAGTATTAGCACTAGTAGCAGTCGTCAGGCGGTCAAGCTGTTTCTTCTGGTCAGCTAGCTTGATGGTGTGCTCAATGCTGTTAGGGTTGCTGCTAAGCATATCTACAATATTCTCAACAGTCAATGGAACTTTGGTTTTATGCTCAATCCGCAAGCCCCGTTTCTTCTGATATAATTTGAATTGTTCAACTAAGTTATCAACAGTTATACAGTTTAGTCCATCCAAACGGAGGTTAGAATAGTCTTTATTGAACTCAATAGTCCTAATAAACACCTCAGGTTGAGGGAAGGGGTTATATGCGTGTTCCGTTAGTAATTCGCAGAGCAAACCGTACACCAAACAGATAGAGGAGACATTTAAGGGGTAGTCAGTAGCAACCCGAAGCGTCACCCGTCCCTTTTGGCTAATACGGAACTCTACGATGATTAAGTTTAAATTTATTGTTTTTTTCACTGGTTGGAAGTTTCCAAAATATTTATGAGGGATTTGACACGACATAATGCAGTTATGGAAGTTCCAATCGAGTAAGGCGTCGGGAGTTGAGGATAACGCACCGTCCCCCCCATTATAAACTTTGTAGAAGCCTCTCCCGATTTTCTGAATGTCTGCCAATTTTGGAATTATTGATTTTACGGTATTAACATTTATAGAGGTTAAGAGGCTGATTTTCTTGGGAGTGATACCCTCAGGATAGGACTGCATACATTTTATTATTGATTGTGATTTTTTGGATAATCCCCCACTACGAGTTGCAACGGAAAGTTTATTCATAGGTCATCACCCGAGATTGGTAACATAGAATCTATATCTTTTATTGCTAGTATTGTTGGCTTGCCAAATTTGTCATCGCCTAGAATGTGGGTGTCTGTTGTCTTGATTATTGTCAGGGTGATGATTCGCCCTTTCAATGTTCGTATCTTCACAATTTCTTTTTCTGTTTCTATTTTAATCACCTCGTTTTTAAAATACTGTTTTCCAATCATCCCCTATATTGACCTGTAAGCCCTCAACTGTTTTCCAGACATCGCCAATATTGATTTTCATCCCCTCAATCTCTTTCCAGTCGTCGCCTATATTTATCTGTGTGACTATAGCTCTTGCCCCTATAAATGTTTGTGATATAATGACACTATCATAATAAACTGGGTCGTGACTGCCATCTGAATAAACATTTCCTATTAAGATTTGACCTACATCTGTGTCACCAACATCACCACTAAAACTATAATCTGGGCTTCCTTCTGTATCGTTATTTACCCATATTTTAATTTCTCCCCCACTTGCTTTTTTTACAAGTTTGACCTCTATTTTGTAAGTATTATTAACAGCGACACTTTCCCCTATATCTCTCCAATCTTCTGTTTCTGAACTCCATGAAGTCATCTCATAATATCCGTTCCAATCCTCTATACTGAACCCAATCAAATTATTATTACTTGAATCCAACACATCCATAATCCCGAAGTATGTTCCAGTATCAAAAGACCATCCACTTGGTAAGTGTATTTTAAATTGAATAAAGAGAGTCTCATAACTTGCACCTAAATCTTCTTTGACAGTTCCTTCCCCTTCTGCACTCATAGAACTCTTTAAG